CATAATTATGAGTACCTATGGAAAAATAAAAACACGCATATCAAAAGAAATGAAACGCGGTGAACTTTCCGTAAGTTCCACCGCAGTTGCTCAATCTGTTATTGATTCTATTAATCACTTTGCAAAAAGAAGATTTTGGTTTAATACAGGATTTGAAGAAGTAGTAACAACACCAGATACTGCGACCATAGGTTCAGCCGTAACTGGCATTATAAAAATAGACTCAGTTAAAGCTGCTATTGGTAACAGAGATTACCCTTTAAGTCCTATGACTTATAGGGAAATGGAAAGGATTGATTCAGGTCAATGGTCAGGTTACCCAGAGTATTATGCCCATTACAATAATAACATTCGACTTTATCCTATCCCTAATGCAACTTACACAGTTAAAGTTTCATATATAAAGAAACTTACTGACGTAACTTTATCCTCAGTTGCTACTTCAACCAATGAGTGGGTAGATGATTGTGAGTTAATGATTAGAAAAAGAGCAAAAGGCGAATTATTTGAAAACGAATTAAGAAATGTACAAGAAGCACAAATGATGTATCAGTCTGCTGAACAAGAATATAAAGAACTCAAAAGACAAACAGATGGCAGACAATCTGGTTATGTCAAAGCTACAACATTCTAATGGATTGGGCTACAGACCAAAACAACGAAAACAACGAATACAATGGTCAATCTGTATTAAACCCTAAGAAAAATAATACCAATAGCGCACTAGGCGATGTTGAATGGTTTAATAATAAAGAAAATTGGACGTTTAATTTAGAGCCTAACATTTCTGGTGCTACATATTCCAGAGGTCAAGATGTTCGATTACCTGATCAAACAGTAAGAATAACTGATGAGGGTGTTGGCGTAGGTGGTAATGTTGATTTTAATGTTGGGACACCAAGTGGTTATGGATTTGGTGGTGGAGTAGGGGGTGGGTTTAGTAGAGGTGCTGTTAATTACCCTACTGAACTACAACAATATGGCGCACCATCTGAAGAAAAGTATAGAGGTGGAAGTATAGATAGATATAGTGGTCATTTCACGACACCATCAGATTATGGGAAAGACTACCATAATATATTTGGCATATCTCATTATCCATATAAAGGTAGGTTTACTGATCCTGCAACAAACGAAGAAATTTTGCATGGTGAAGATGCTTGGATGTTAAATGCTAAATTTCCTTTTGACCTATCGAAGATATTAAGAAATGTACGTTAAAACACTAGGTTTTGCACCAGACTTACCACCTGAAACAGCAGGGGTAATGATAGATTGTGATGGTTTTATTCCAACAGTAAGAGGTATGGAAGCTGTAAGTAGTGGAGAAGATGCAAGTCTTGGCACTTTGTCTTCAACTGCTATTGGTCTTGCTACAGTAAGAAAATTAGATGGTACAAGATTAACATTCGCAGGAACTACGACTGATTTATATTATGGTACGAGTTCATGGAATAAAGTAACAAGGTCTAGTGGCGAGTATGCTGTCCCATCAAATCAGTATTGGACGTTTACTCAATATGGTAATGTAACTCTTGCATCAAATGGGGCAGACCCAATACAAGTTATGGCTTCTGGCGATACTGTATTTTCTGACTTAACTGCTTCTGTTGTTGCTAAGATTGTTCTTGTTGTTAATGATTTTATATTTGCATTTAATACAAATGAATCAACTTATGGGGAAACCCAAGACAGATGGTGGTGTTCAGCTTTAGGAGATTATACTAATTTTACTCCATCTATCCAAGTACAATGTGCTACCAATAGATTAACCGATACCTCTGGTGGGATAGAAGCAGCAGCACGTTTTGGTGATGATGTAATTGTTTATAAACCCCATTCAATGTATATCGGAAGATATATTGGCGCACCTTTTATTTGGGACTTCAGAGTTATATCAGATGAAGTAGGGGCTATTGGAGTTAACTCCGTTGTTACTATAGGTGACCCCGTACCATTACAATTCTTTGTTGGTTATGATGATTTCTATATTTATGATGGTTCTCGACCAAGAGTAATAGGACATACCGAACAAGGTTCAATTATATCCGATCATTTCTTTAATGATTTAAACAACACACATAGAAATAAGATAATAGGAACACACGATAGTAAAAACTCAAGAGTATTTTGGTTCTACCCAGATACTACTTCTAGTGGCACACCTAATAAGTTTATTTGTTATAACTACAGGTCTAAGCAATGGGGGAAAGGTTCTTTAGATGTAACTGCTGCAACTACTTACTTTGGTTCTGGTACAACTTATGATGATTTAGGTTCATTATTTTCTACTTACCATGATTTACCTGATTTACCTTATAGCACAGCTTTTCTAGGAACAACAACTCCCGTATCTGCTTTCTTTAAACCTAATAAAACATTCTATCAGTTGACTGGCACACCAGCTACAAACTCTTATGTCACTAATAACTTTGGTGAAGATAATAAGATGACTGTCATTAATAGGATGCGACCAAGATTTACCACTAACCCAACTACGGGTACTCAAAAGACAATGTATAGAGATTCATTAGGAGATTCCGATGTAACTCTATCCTCAACTGCTAACCTAACTGATAATTGCTTTGATGTTGTTAATGAAGCTAGGTGGCAATCATTCAAACATGAGTATACTGGTAGCATTGAGTTAAATGGAATAGATGTTGAGGGACAATCGGGTGGCTTAGAATGATTAACACAGAAAGATTCTTTAACTTATTAGCTGAATCAAATTTAGAATTTGATTTACAAAAACAGTTAGTTGAATTGGCTAATGAGATAAATAATCTAAACGAAGAGACTGATGCAAAACGATACACATTATTGGGGTCTGAATGAGTTTCTTTCAAGAGAAAAAATTTAATAATGTAAGACCTGATGGTTCAGCAACTGCTGTTACCTTAGTGGCAACTCAAGTTAACTCAACTAGGATAGTAAAGAATATCTTTGTTAGTAACTCAGGTGCAGCTACTGAGTATGGGATTTATCATAGTGCTTCATCAACAGTAAGTGCTGCGCTTTACCACAACGTGAGTATAAGCGCATCAGCCACAGCAAAGATTTCAACTTACATACCAGTTGAATCAAGTGGTAGTCCTGTTGTAGTGATAGCTAAGAATCCAACTTTGACTTTTACAGCTTATGGCGCGGAAGTAATAGAGACACCTTTTAACAATTAAAAAAACCCCACCGAAGTGGGGCTATTGTTTGCAACATCATTTACAATGTTTGTTGATTAGTTTCATTTTTCTATACAACCACTCAACTTCTTCAAAAGTTATTTCTATTTCAATTTTGTTTTGTTTCGTCTTTACAATATTTTCTTCATTTGGAGTTATTGCAAATGCCTTTTCATCTGTTTCTGCATTTACAAAACCCTTAACATTACTGTGGTTTAATGTATTCATAATTACCTCTTATTGTTGATTAAAATACTTTCTTTAAATAATACTTTTGTTTTTTGTAAAGTTTCTTGAGTGCATTTTCTGCTCTCTTCTTTTTTATTTCCCATTGTTTGATATTGTTATTTACACGATCAAAACGAACTTGGACATAATCTACTTTGGGTTTAGATTTCTTTTCTTTTAAGAAATTAACATCCCCAAATTTTTCTTGAATCTTATCAAGTTCTTTTTTAGTTAATGGTTCTCTAGCAAATTGATGATGCTTCCACCCATAACTGTGCATTAATTCATGTGCAAATAATTGGCTTGTTTCTTTTAAATAGTATTCTTTATCTATTAAATATTCATCCAAATTTCTTGAATAGCAGGATAAAGAAAGAAACATATCCCAACCATTACCATAAACTTTGCCAAGATAGGCGCGACCACTAAAGCCATGAGATTTATGTCTTATTTCAATTTTTAGTGTGTCCCAATGTTTTAATCTACCAATACGCAAATCTTTTGCTATTAGTGTGTGGACAAAACAAAAAAGACTTCTTAATTTTTTTGAATCGAACTTAGATGTGTTTTTAATAATTTTCATAATACTTACTCCTCGTATAATTTAATACTTATTGGATTGTAATTTGGTAAATCTATTTTGACAGTTTTACCTTTTTCTAAATTTGTAATATCTTTTATATGGTTTGCCGAAAATATATTTTTGTTGTTCTTACAAAAAACATCATCGAATAACACATAAACATTTCCAGATATTTTGTCTGGTACTATTTCTTCTACCTCAATTTTTTTTCTTATGTTTCTTTTCATAATTGTCTCCAATTAATTAGTATGAGTGTTGATCTTACCAAATGGACTTATCCACAATCGCTGAAACGTAGTAAAACAAAAGTGATAAACCTCTAAGAGTATTATTTTATATATCATAAAAATAAATTTGACTTGAGGGTTTCCAATGCTTTCAACTTGTGGATAACTGTTTTTTTATCCATAATAGTTAGATATATAGAAGCCAAGAAACAATAAATTTTCTTTTATCCACAATTTAGAGAAAAATGAATTTTAATTACATAGCACCAGAACAGATACCAACTGTTTGGCGAACAGTAAGAAAAGATGTCATTCAATGTATCAATCAAGATACTGACGATTGTTTAATTGAAGACGTTTATTATTTTATAAAAGCAAACTTAGCATCTTTGTATGTATGCTAC